TGACTAATTGAATTTGAAGCACTGTCAACAGCAGCTGATACTGCTATTGCTATTGCAGCAGCAATTACAAGTGCAAACATTCCGTATGTAAGTGCATCAGTTGATGAAAACAATGCAGTTGTTATTAAACATAGCCTAGGCGGCGAAATGAAATTTGTTGATGTTGCAAGTAGTTTTGCGCCAATGCTTACTGCATTAGGTATTAGTACTTCAACACGCTTTGTATCAGACGAACCGGGAATTGATAATTCATTAGGTAATCCTGTTCAGTACAGAGTAAGTAATTGGGAAGTACTAAGTTACACAGCATCAGAAAACGAACCAACAAATACTGCCGAAACAGGAACACTATGGTATAACTCAATTGTTGATGAAGTTGACATTATGATCAATGACGGTAACAAATGGGTTGGATATAGACATCCGGACAGCCCAGTTTATTCATTAAGCAATAGCACAGATGCTAACGGGCCTATTGTAAGTGCATCACAACCAACTACACAATCAGATGGTAGTAGTGCATTAGTAGAAGGCGATTTATGGATTGACACTTCAGACTTAGAAAACTATCCAGTAATTTACAAATATCGTAAAAGTACTGATCGTTGGATTTTAGTAGACAACGGTGATCAAACAACAGAAAACGGTATTGTTTTTGCAGATGCACGTTATGGGTCAAGTGGAGCAACAGGAAACACAGCAGCAGATATTACAGATTTGCTTGCAGTAAATTATGTAGATCCTGATTGTCCAGATCCAGCATTGTATCCAAGCGGAACATTGCTATTCAATACACGCAGAAGTGGATTTAATGTTAAGCGTTTCGAAAAGAATTATGTTGATACAACAGACGTTAACTTACGCTTTGGTGACGAATCGATGGTAAACTATGCTGCTGATCGTTGGGTAACTGAAAGTGCAAACAATGTAGATGGTTCAGGCAGCTTTGGGCGCAACGCACAGCGTAAAGTTGTTGTACAAAAACTACAAGCAGTTGTTAATTCAAACGACGAAATACGCAACGAAGATGCACGTAGATTTAACTTAATATCTTGCCCAGGTTATCCAGAACTAATTGGCGAACTAGTAACACTTAACGCTGATAGAGGATTAACAGCATTTGTAGTTGGTGATTCGCCAGCAAGATTAACACCAGATGCTACTTCATTAAATGAATGGGCAACAAACGTTCGTGCAGCAGTAGAAGACAATGACAATGGTCTTGTTACTAATGACGAATATTTAGGTGTGTTTTATCCATGGGGCTTTACAAGCGACAACTTTGGTAACAATGTTGTTGTTCCACCAAGCCACATGATGCTAAGAACTATTGCACTAAGTGACCAAGTTAGCTATCCATGGTTTGCACCAGCAGGTACAAGACGTGGCGGCATTAGCAATGCAAGTTCAACTGGCTTTATTAACAGCGAAGGAGAATTTGTAAGCACACCACTAAATGAAGGACAAAGAGATACATTATATGCACAAGGTGTAAACCCAATTACGTTTATTACAGGTGCAGGACTTGTTAACTTTGGACAGAAAACTCGTGCTAGAGGCGCAAGTTCGCTAGACAGAATTAACGTTGCAAGATTAGTAGTTTATTTACGTAGCCAACTTAATCAACTTGCGAAGCCATATATCTTTGAACCAAATGATAAAATCACACGTGATGAAATCAAAGGACAAGTTGAAAGTTTACTACTTGAACTTGTTGGCCAAAGAGCACTATTTGACTTCTTAGTTGTGTGCGATGAAACTAACAACACTCCAGCAAGAATTGATCGTAATGAACTATATGTAGACATTGCTATTGAACCTGTTAAGAGTATTGAGTTTATCTACATTCCACTACGCTTGAAAAATACAGGCGAAATAAGTGGTGAAGCGTAATGATAAATACTATTGAACTAGGAGCAAATTAAATGGCAATCTCATCATTATCAAAAATTACAGTTCCACTAGCAAGCGGCGACAGTGCCGCTAGCCAGGGTCTGTTGATGCCGAAGCTCCAGTACCGCTTTAGGGTGTCGCTGGAAAACTTTGGAGTTTCAACACCAACAACGGAACTTACAAAACAAGTTGTTGACGTAACTCGTCCGACAGTTGCATTTGAGCCAATGGAAATACATGCGTATAACTCAAAAGCATACTTAGCAGGTAAGCACACATGGTCACCGATTACACTAAACTTACGTGAAGACGTGAACAATGCTGTACAAAAACTTGTTGGCGAACAGCTACAGAAACAATTCGACTTTATGGAGCAGTCAAGCCCGGTTTCAGGACAAGATTATAAATTTACAACACGTATTGAAATCTTAGATGGTGGTAACGGAGTTTATACACCAAATGTACTTGAAACATTTGAACTATACGGATGCTTTATTACAAATGCTAACTACAACACACTAGCATATCAAAATAATGAACCAGTTACAGTTACATTAGAAGTCCAATACGACAACGCAATCCAAACAGATGCTGATGGTGGTATTGGTGTTGCTGTACCGAGGGGCAGCGGTAGTTTAATTACCGGCGGCGGCGCATAAAAATATCTTTATTTAAAAAGGGGCTCTTAGAGCTCCTTTTTTATTATCTACATACATAATAATATTAGATAAATATTTGTATGAGTACTAACGCTTTTCGAGATAGCCTTGGAGGAAAACAAGACGGCATTACATTGCTTGATTACAACCATGCGGCTAGATTATATACAAATCAAAATTTTAAATTTGCTCCTAAAACAAAGTTTCTTTATCATTGTTGGTTTGGAATCGATCCTGGGGTTAAAGATATTAATCCAGGATTAATAGAGAAATATAATACTGAAATAGGACTACTAGTTAAACAAGCAGATTTGCCTAGATTTACAGCAAATGTTGAAACTAAAAAGAAATATAATAGAACTAAGCATATTCAAACAAGTATTCAATATCAGCCAATAACACTTACATTTCATGACGATAATCACGGTGTTACTACTGCTTTGTTAGAAGCATATTATAGATGGTATTACGCAGACGGCTGGCATGCTAGTCAGCCCGGAGCATTTAACAAAGCAGGCGACGGAGATAACACTTATAAGAGCAGAGAAAGAAACCAATTTCGTTTTGGATTAGATAATAATTTAAGTGTTCCGTTTTTTAAAAGAATACAGTTATCTCAAATTGCAAGAACTCAATACACAACTTACACATTAGTAAATCCGATTATTACAAATTGGGAACATGATTCTGTTGATAATTCCGATGGCAGCGGCATGATGCAAAATACTATTACAGTACAATACGAAGCAGTGCATTATAGTAGAGGTACTGTTCAAGTAGGACCCGATGGCGATCCTATAGCATTTGGATTTGCACACTATGACTCTTTTCCAAGTCCACTAGCTAATATTAATACAACAACACAATTAGATCCAAATGATGTATCAGTTAGAACACCGCCTGCTTCATTTGAAACTAATATTGGTAATAGAACAGAAGGGACTAATACGTTTCCGACATCAGTAAGCAATCCTTTGCTTAGTAGCATTTCTACAGTAACAAATACAGACGACATTGGAGGTATAAGTGATATAATTATACCTAAAACACAAGGTGCCGATGGCGCACAAAACATTGTATCTTCTTCACCGACTACAATTACAACAAATAGTACAGCAGCCAGAAATGTAAATGTAACAGCGCAATCATTACAAAATAATCCTGCAAAATTAGATTCGTTAGCAATACAACAATTTAAAGGTACTTTCTTAAGCACCGGCGGTAATGGAATAAATGATTTAATTAGTGCTTGGAATGCACTTCCTGAAACAGAAAAAGAAGCATACAGAAAAGAAGTCTTAGAAGGTACAAGACAATGAGTAGTAGTTTACCAATAAACATATCTAAAAAAACTGATGCTAGAACTAATTTGTATTTTGACACTTATTATTCTAGAGTATTAAACTTAGCAGACAATGATCTAAATACTGTTGTTGCATTTTTCGAAACACAAGGTTTTGAAAGATCAGCAGCAATAGCAGTTAGTAATGTTTTATTACAACAAGCAAAAAATGAAAATATAAAAATTTTTAAATTGTTAGATACGCTTAAAAAGTATAGCGGAACACAGTTAAGTTCTGTAGTTGCTGAAATTTTAAATTATGATAGAAAAAGAACTAGTGTTATAGGTTATCGAAAAGAACGAAGAATAGCAACATTTGAATCTAGAAATATAATCGAAGGCAATCCAATTAATTTTACAACTGGTGAAATTACAAGTGATAAAGATCTTAGTAGTACAGAAACTACGTTGGATAGCGAGCTAGTAACTATAGACGGAGAATAGCACAATGGCTAAAGAAATACTTAATAGAGGGGTTAATCCAAACGATGGATCTGGAGATTCTTTAAGAAATGCATCAAATAAAATTAACCTTAATTTTGATGAAATATACAATACAATAGGTAATGGATCTACACTATTGTCAGATGACATAGATTTTGGATCTAATAAAATTTATTATAGAAATACCGTAGAAACACGTAGCGATTTAAATAGTATTTCTCCATCTACTTACATGGGTATGATAATGCATGTGCATGATGAAGGTGCATTATATTTTGCTCATGCCGGTGGCTGGCACAAACTACTACTAGATACCTCTGAAGTTATTCCTGCTAACTATGATTCACCATTGTCTGCATCTGCGTTTTCAGGATCATTTGACGATTTAGAAAATCGTCCAACAATTCCGACTAGTATATTAAATTTAGGAATATCCGACGGATTAGCAGGACAGTTTTTAAAAACAGACGGCTTTGGGAATTTTTCATTTGCAGTACCGCCGGCAGGAAGTTATAATGATTTGTCTGATTTACCTGTTTTGTTTAGCGGAAGCTATAACGATTTAACAGATACTCCTGATTTAAGTGTATTTCAATTAGCAGCAGAAGCGTTTGATGGAGATTATTTTAGTTTAACAGGACGTCCTGTTATTCCAGGTGACGTTAACGAATTAGAAGACACTGACAACTTACTAGCAGGCTTTAGCGGCGATTATAACGACTTAATTAACAAACCAAACTTTGCAACAGAATCGTTTGTGTTAGGTCAAGGATTTGCAACACAATCATTTGTAACGGGACAAGGATATCTAACTCCGGGAGATTTGTCATCTTTTGCAACACAATCATTTGTGTTAAGTCAAGGATTTATTACTTCAGAAACAGACAGTCAAACACTTACATTAGCAGGAACTGATTTATCAATTAGTAACGGCAATACTGTTGACTTATCGGGTATTGTAGGCGATACTGTAGGTAATTTTAGTTTTGCTGCAAGTGTAATTGATACAGACGATTCTAGTGCAATTACAGTTACTCCTTCTATGATTATGAGTAGCGATTTAACTGTTGAAAATGATTTAGTTGTTAACAACAAATTTACAGTGAATGGCGAAATAACAACAGCAGGTACAGGTGCTCCTGAATTGTTTTCAGAATCTAACATTTTACTAACAGCTAGTACAAGAGTTGAAGTAACACAAAGTCCATTTAAACTTGCAAATTTTACAAACGCACAAAGAGATGCACTAACTGCTGAAAACGGAGATATGATCTATAACACAGATGACAATAGGTTCCAAGTTTATCAAAACGGTACTTGGTTAAGATTAGATACAAGCCCAATAGTATAAGGAAACATTATGTCAGAAAACTATTATGCTATAGGAACACATACAGCAGAGCAATTTAATGAAGTACACAATGAATTGTGTAATCCTGGATCTTCAATAGAAGCTATTCCGGTAAGAGAAGTTGAGTGTACAGATCATGTAGAACATAGTCCAACTAGAGGAATATTTTTATTAACTGATGAAGAAGCAGAATTATTAAAAAACGATTCAAGAATACAATTTATTAATTTAGATTTTAAACATAACAAAGATTTGTATAATGTTCCAGAAGACGACTTACTTTTTGAAAATCCAACAATATATCAACGTTATGAACAAGCATACGAAAATGCTCAAATATGGTACGGTAATGGAAATTTTAATACTAACGCATTAAATAGAAATACCAGTCAGTTATTAAGACTAACAGAAAAAGTCAGTCCGTGGTTACAAAATGGTAATAACGATAGCACTATTATAGATAGTGCTATACCTACACACGGTGCAGGAGAAGATGTTGATGTTATTGTTTGCGATAACGGATGTTGGTTTGGTCATGTAGAATTTATTAACAGAGGAGTTACAAATGCTGTTAATCCTGTAAATTATAAAGGCGGAAATGTATTGCCCGGAAATGGCTACTGTGATTTACTCGATATTGTATTTGATTCTCCGTACTATATTGATCCAGAATGGTTTGATGCTGATCCAACTAGATTAGAAACTCGTTGGGACGGCACTATTGTTCCAACCGAAACAGCAGCACGAGCATGGTGGGAACAAACAAATCAACGTTCTCCGCAGTTTGCAGAATTTGGATCAATACAAATAGAAAACCTATATACTCGTACAGGTAATAACGGTAACAATAATTCATATCCTACTACTGCATCTGGAACTCATGGAACCCAATGTGCAGGTTTAACATATGGTAGAACTCAAGGTTGGGCATATAATGCTAACAAGTGGCATCTTAATCATATCGGCGGCGGCAGAGTAGACTGGGATGTAGGATTTGATGTACAAAAAATATTTCACAAGTATAAACCTATTAATCCTAAATATGGAACAAAAGATCCTACAATAAGTTCTAATAGTTGGGGATTTAGAGTTGATAAATCGGCTAGTTATTATTTTTGGAGAAATGATGCAGCAGTTGCATATTCTTCAGAACCAGAATTTATAAGATATTTAGGATCAGCCGGCGACGGCGGACGTTGGAAGTCTGAAATGTATGATAATTCAATGACACAAGCAGCTAAAGAATTAGTTGACGAAGGTGTTATATATGTTTGTGCCGCAGGCAATAGTAATCAGCAACAAGTAAACCCAGACCATCCTAATTACGACAATCATATCGGAGACAATACCAATGAAGGAGTATACGACAATGCTTGGTTTAGTTTTGGGTTTGCAGTAACTGGAACTACTAACAGACGAGGATTCCCTCAACATATAGGTAAGACAGAAAGTTTTACCTTTCAAGGAAACACTACAGTTAAGTTTCCAGGTATAAACATCGGCGCACTAGATGATCTAATACCATCGGGTAAAGAACAAAAAGTCAATTACAGTGATATGGGTAATGCTATAGATTTTTATGCTCCAGCAGATGGCACACTAGCAGCTACAGTAGGTACATACGGTATAGATACAGCAAGACTAGACGATGATTATACTGACTTAGGAACACAGAATTGTAGAGATACTCGATTCGGTGGAACATCAGCAGCATGTCCAGTAGCAGCAGGATTTTTATCAACTGTAATTCAATATAATAGAAATTGGACTTACGAAGACTTACGTAGTTGGATACAATCCGAAGTACAAACACAATCGTCAACTAATTTCTATATAGGTAGTGATCCAACCGGTCCAGAAGACACAGCATGGTCGGATCTAAATAGCTTGAATGGTGGCCCTGCTAGGGTTATATACAATGCTAATATACCAATCACAACTCCTCTAGAAAAAACACTTAGTGTAAGAGGTAGTTTTGTGTTTAAGAATGGATTGCAGTTGAGAAGAAATGGCTAAGTTTGCACAAGGAAAATTTACACCACAAAACCCTGAAAAATATGTAGGTAATAAAACACCAACTTATAGAAGTAGTTGGGAATTTACATTTATGAAGTTTTGTGATGCACATCCAAGTGTTAGTCAATGGGCTTCGGAAGCGATACGCATACCATATAGAAATCCATTAACAGGAAAACATACAATTTATGTTCCAGACTTTTTTATTGTATATGCAGACAAAAATGGTAAACAACGAGTCGAATTAATAGAAGTTAAGCCATCAAACCAAACCGTAAGAGAAAAACTAGGTCGTAGTAGAGCTAACCAAGCTCATTATGTTATTAATCAAGCAAAATGGGAATCAGCAAGAGCATGGTGTAAACAAAAGGGAATAATTTTTAGAATTATAAACGAAGGCGATATGTTTCACCAAGGAGGCCGCAGGCGATAAATAATACTAGCATATAATGGTGACACAATGACTAAAAAATTAGAAGAACTTTTAAATTTGCCTGAAAATAAAAATATTATTGATAAAGCAGAAGAAAAAGAAAAAGATCAAAAACAGTACGAATTAGAACAACAAGAACAAACGTTCCGTGACATTGCCGAGTTTGATAAAATTGCCAGTGCTTTACCAGCTGTAAAAGGCTTGGGCGATATGGCAGACAAAGAATTAAACGAAGTTGCAGACAAAGCAATGACTGCATATGATGACTTGATGGACTTAGGCATGAATGTTGAAAGTCGTTATGCTGGTAGAATTATGGAAGTTGCAGGCACAATGCTTAAAACTAGTCTAGATGCTAAAGTTGCAAAAATGGATAAAAAATTAAAAATGATAGAATTGCAACTTAAAAAACAAAAATTAGATAACGATTCTTCACCGGGTGATGAAGGCATGATAAACGGTGAAGGTTATGTTGTTACTGACAGAAACAGTCTCTTAGAAAGGTTAAAAGGCCTAGATAAGGATAAATAACATATAATAGGAAAACCAACATGCGTAAATTTAGTGAAATTTTAACAGAATCTAAAAAGACTTATAACTTTATTATTAGAGTTGCAGGTGATTTACCTGAAGGCTGCGAAAGCACAATGAAAACTGCATTAGAAAAGTTTGACTTGGTTAGCTTTAACGGTCCAAAGAGAACACCTATTCAAGAAACACCAATGGATTTTCCACAATTACAAAATATGGAAGTGCATACGTTTGAAGCAGAAGTAAGCTATCCAACAGTCGGACATATACTAGAACGTTATCTTGTTGACTGTTGCTGTATTGATCATACACACTTGAATGTAAGAGTTCCAGGCGAACCTGTTGAGCTCGAACAACAAGAAAAAGTAGATACAGAATATAAGCCAATTATTGGTGAAGATGATATGGGCGGCGAAAGCGCACAAGAAGCAGTTGCTACAAATAGAGTAATGGATTTACTAAAAGAATTAGAAGTTGCTCGTAAAGAAAGAGGTTACGATCCAACTGAAGGCGTACCTACAGGCGATTCCAAAGATATAGAAAACACAGAAAACAGCACTAGTGCTGTAGGGAGTTAAAAATGAGCAACAATATGCTAGACATACTAAAAAACTTTGATGCAGCTGAAAAAGGAAAAAAACCTTCAGCGGCTGCAAAAGATGTGAATGACATGAAAGTAATTTTAGAATCATTACAAGAATGCGGCATGGGAGAGATGTCAGCGCCAACACAAGAACAACCAGTTACAGTTAGTGTTACTGCTTCAGGAAAAGACAATGTTGCAGATTTAATTTCACTAATGCAACAAGCAGCTGGTATTGAACAACATGTAGATATGCCAATGGCACACGATGCACATATTGATAAAGACTCGCACAACACAGGCGAGCCTGATATGGCTGCAATGAAAGCAGCAATTATGGGTGTAGAAGAAGCCGAAGAAGAAGAAGATTTTGAAAATGCACCTGAAGATGCAGAAGGTGCACCAGAGTACCAAGATCATCATTATATGACTAAAACACTTTCGGGCGGTATTAACAAACAAAAGAAAATGTATGCTAAAGCACAAGATGGCGATAATGCAATGGCTGTTGAATCAATTAAAGAACAGCTAATGAAAGCACTCGAAGGCAAATACAAAAACGATGCACAGCGTAAAGCAGTACACGCAGCTAAATCAAAAAAAAAGAATGAATCAGACGTAGACGAAGCACACGGCAACAGTAAAGTATACGACAAGTGCTGGGACGGTTATGAAAAAGTTCCAGGTAAGAAAAGAGGCGAGCCAGGATCTTGCCGTAAAAAATAATACATCCCCCCAGATGAATCAATAGGCACTTTAGTGCCTATTTTTTTGGTTAAATACAATATGAGTAAAAGTTTAGACGGTGTATTAACCAAAAAGGCTAATACAAAAGAAACATATACTGAACAACAAATACAAGATCTTGCATTGTGTATGGATCCTGATGAAGGATATCTGTATTTTGCAAAACATTTTGGTTATATTCAACATCCTGTAAAAGGTAAATTGTTGTTTGAGCCATACGAGTACCAGTTACGTTTGATGCATTCGTATCACAGTTATCGTTTTAATATTAATATGATGCCAAGGCAAACAGGTAAAACTACCTGTGCCGCAATATATCTTTGTTGGTATGCTATGTTTAATCCAGATCAAACTATTCTTATTGCCGCACACAAATACACAGGTGCACAAGAAATTATGCAACGTATTAGATATGTATACGAGATGTGTCCAGACCATATTAGAGCAGGTGTTACTTCATATAACAAAGGTAGCATAGAGTTTGAGAACGGATCACGTATTGTATCGCAAACAACAACAGGCAATACAGGACGTGGTATGAGTATCTCATTACTATACTGTGACGAGTTTGCATTTGTACAACCTAATATTGCTGAGGAGTTTTGGACTTCAATTTCTCCTACACTAGCAACAGGTGGTCGTGCTATTATAACAAGCACACCTAACAGTGACGAAGATACATTTGCTACTATTTGGAAACAAGCAGAACAAAAGTTTGACGAACACGGTAACGAACAAGAAGTAGGCGTAAACGGATTTCATGCATTTAGAGCAAGTTGGGAAGAACATCCAGATCGTGACGAAGAATGGAAAGTGGCAGAAATTGGACGTATTGGTGAAGAAAAATTCCGTCGTGAATACGGCTGCGAATTCTTAGTATTTGATGAAACACTTATTAACAGTATTAAATTAGCAGTAATGGAAGGTGTGTCTCCAATTATTAATATGGGACAAACACGTTGGTATAAAAAGCCAACCAGTCAGTATACTTATTGTGTAGCACTTGATCCATCAATGGGTACAGGCGGCGACTATGCAGCAATTCAAGTTATAGAACTTCCTACATACGAACAGGTTGCAGAATGGCAACACAATACAACTGCTATACCAGGACAAATACGTGTACTGTCAGATATTTGTACATATGTTGCAAATGAAACTAATAATCCCAATGGAGTATATTGGAGTGTAGAAAATAACGGTATCGGAGAAGCAGCACTAATCGTTATAAACGATTTTGGGGAAGAGAATATACCAGGACTATTTGTGTCTGAACCTATTCGCAAAGGACATGTGCGCAAGTTTCGTAAAGGGTTTAATACTACACACAGCACAAAGATTACAGCGTGTAGTCGTTTAAAAACTATGATTGAAAATGATAGAATGACTGTACATTCAAAACCTTTAATATCTGAATTAAAAGGATTTGTTGCTACTAATACAAGTTTTCAAGCTAAAGTAGGTATGACAGACGATTTAGTAAGTGCAACATTACTTGCTATAAGGATGATGGATGTTCTTAAAGATTGGGATCCAAGAGTATACGACACGTTTAATCAAGCAGAAGACATGGACGATTATGATGCACCAAT